CTCATTAGTGTATTTTGACACGTAGCTGCCGCCCTTCAGTTGCTCAATCTGGCGCTGAATGTCTAGAGACTGCATTAGAGTAGAGTTGTGATAAGCTTGAGCTTTACGAGCTGATTCAATGGATACAGCTAGTGCGTCTGCAGCCTTCGCTTTTTCTCGCTCAATAGTAATCATCTGGTCTGACATAGCCAGATATTTTGAATCAAATTTGAGCTTTTCTTCAAACTGTCGCAGATTCTTTTCTTCAACTGGGTTACGGTTGTTGGTAACATCCATCAAGTCCATCTCAGACTGATATACAGCCTTGTTCATGGACAATATGTCTGACTGGAATTGCTCAGCGGCCACACGCTTAGATGTTACTCTGTCTGCAGCGTCCGCCATAGACAGAAGTTCTGCCTTTTGGGCTTTCGACATAGCTATATAATCTTTGTCGAACCGCATCTTAGCCTCAAGTTCAGTGCGATTCTTGCCCTCGGTCTTCAACCGACCTTCCATGATGTTAGTGTACTCAAGCTCTGCTACGCCAGCAGTCTTGAAAAGCTTGACTCGTTCTTGCTCGTAAGCACTCTCCATCCCTTTATTAGGTTTGCCAGGAACAGGGGGTAAACCTTTCATCATGTTATCCATCTCGGCATCTGTTTTTGGACGAATGTCGACTTTAGCCTTACCTGACATGGCTTTATTTTCCGCTTCCAAAGAGGCCCTTTGCTTGCGAATATTGGCAAAAATTTCATCAGTCTTCTTCCAAGCTTTTGACATGGGAGAATCATCAGAACCTAGCACTATGGATAGATTAGTATCAGCCAATGATAAGGCCTTGTTACGCTCCGCTTTAGCCGCATTGATATTGTTGACCGCCGCATCAATGCCGTCCGTAGCCCAATCCTTAATGCCTTTCAGACCGGCCAACATTACATTGACATCTTGAATAACGACGTTAATAGACAGTGGTAGTTGTAAAATTACAGCTAGGAAAGTCATAGCTGCATCAGTCATAACCAACATCATTTTTGCTACTGTTTCACCGAATCCAATGAAGTCAGATTTACCATCAACGGTTTGACCAAATGCACCAACTAGTTCTTTCATAATGACGGTGAAAGATTGGATGATTCCAGACAACCCTAGGAAAAAGTCTTGCACATCTGATTGAGTAATCTTAGACAACCAATCGGCTAGTTGACCAAATACAGTGCCGAGCGAATCTCCCATGGATTTACCAAGTGACGAATCATTGAGTTGGCCTGTGATAACTGTGATAATTTTGGTAAGGCCATCCATCGCTCCAGACTGGCCAATCACACGATATAATTCAAACACGCTATTCTTCATAACGTTGAGCTTACCAGTAAACAGGTTTGCTGCAATCTCAGCAGAATCGCCGTATTCTTTCTTAATCTGATTAGACAGTTTGATCAGCACCTCGTATACATTGAGTGAGCCTTTTGTCACTGAGTCACGGAATTGAGCTTGAGTCATGCTCATGGCACGAGAAGCAAGTCCCATTGCATCAGGTAGTTTATTGGCCAACTGACGCTGAAATTCTTCAAGACTAACTTTACCTTTAGAGGCTGCTTGCTCCAAAGCCATGAACAATAAGTTTGTCTCATATCCCTTCAAGTGCAGCACCGTGGAGGCCTCTGAAATTGCCTCAAACACATGACGTGTCATTTCACCTGTATCATCCACAGACTTCATAGACGCTGCTAGACGACCATATTGTTTAGTCACGCTTTCAATACTGACACCAATTTTATTGGAGAACGCGAGCAAATATTGATACTCAGCGTTTGACTTGGCTACAGATCCTGTAACAACGTTCATAGTTGCAATGAACGCATTAAATGTCGTGTTTACCTCGATTAGGCGATCAAGGAAACTTTTAAGAACGTAACCAGCGCCAATTGCTGCGAAGAATGCAGTGAGTCCAGCATTGCTTTGGCTGAGAAACGACTGCATTCGGTCGAAGCTGGAAGACAGAGAATTTAGCGCCGATGTCGCGCTGCTCGACATGCTAGATATAGCATTCTTGACGCGTAATGCTCCAGCTTCCGCTGGGGCCGCATCAACTACTACCTGCAATGTCGAAGATTCGCTCATGTCTTTCCTTTAGTCCCAGACTGGTCCTTTGTCACATGTTGCAAGAACGTTGAATCCATCGTAATTATGTATTTAACGAAGGAATCTACATCACTTACCCCATATATATGAATATACGCCAGCATGTCCTGCATACTTATCGGATTAGGTGCAAATCCGACTGACCGTCTTGAAGATAGTATATCAAACGCTATGATATACTCTTGCATCCAGTCATATACAGTAGGTTTCTGGTTTAGAGCTTGAGGTGTAAGGCCTTGGTCTTCTAAGTCCTCTAAGAATTCCTCTTTATCGCCCCATTCCAGTCTCCACTGGATATATTCACTTAGGCGTTTCCCTCATGCTCTTGCTCCTCAGCGCGGAAGTTCTCCAGATCAGTGGAGAACTCTTGCACGAATTCGCGCAGATCGTCATTGTTCTTCAGAGCCATACGGCACAATGACTTGTCAAACTGTACTTCAGAACCCTTTGAATCAATTACACCGCGCCAGTCGAGGATTAAGCCCTCAGACATGGCTTGACATATGATGTCCTTGCTTTCCACGGGGTCGAGCGTACCTTTTTCGATTTTGCGACGATGAGGAGCTTGTAGGCGAGTTAGCGCACGCTGAAACTTCGGATTGCCGCTGTGTGCAATCTTGAATTCAGAGCCGCCGAACTTCGTCCAGACGCCGTCTTCGGTTGATGTGTTTTGTTGGTCTATGATGATTGCCATGATATTTTTCCTTTTATGTTAATCCACTGTGCTATTTTGTCCAATTACCACATTAAGGATTATCGAACTTATCGATTTGAATCATACATGCGGTTATCGGATCGTAAATGGCGCGCCAAGTACCTTGGAACACCAAATCTTGGTCGATACCACCTGCTACTACTTGACCAGATTCGTACTTCACAGCAGGAAGAGTGAAACGGTAGTAGTCGCCTGTAGCGTCGTTAACTTTGAATGACAACGCAAAAGCTGTGCCGTTAATGAAACGATTGTAAGCAGTCAAATCCGCGAAATAGGCCTCTATATTTCCAGTGATTTCAAGCTTACCCAGTGCCACACCAACGTGAGGAAGTGAACCAATTGCATCCTGAGCACGAAGGTTGTTGTTCAGATTCATACTCATGGAGCGAATCACCATGGTAGATGCGACACCGTTTTCCTTTATTTCAACCAAGTCTGTGACCGCGTTCATCACATTTTCAGATACACCCGGTGACGCAGAAGTCGTAGCGCCTGTAATCTGTGTGGTACTAGCTGTTGCACCAAGACCCATAAAGGAGAACGAACCAGTCATAATTTGACCAGTCTTGAAGTCCAGAGTCATTCCACCAACACGGCAACCATTGAATGTCTGGAATACCGGAGTGTCTAAGTCTTGGAAGTTCTTTTGCAAGCTAAATGACTTGAGGGCGGTTCCGTTCTTAATCGAGCTCAGATTGGAAACAGGAGCGGAGAACGAATTGCACAGAGCCGCCTCGATGAAAGCATCGAATGATAAGAACGACATTTCAAACTGAACATCGCCCGCAGCATCTGCAGACACACGTACTAGGTCGGTAGTGTTACGATCAGAACGAATTTCGCTAGAAACGACGTTCTTGATCGAGTAATTCAGAGATTCACCTGTATAGCGAATATCTTTGAAAGCCGGCGTCGCTGGTGTTGTACCGAAAGTAACTTCGGGAACATAGCGAAGAGCGGTCCGATTCGATGTACCAAGATTAGACATAATTTATTCCTCTCGAGAAAATTCAACTGACACGTTCACCTGGTACCAATCTTTGAACACGCCTACTTTTTGCACTTTAGGAACGAGAAAAACTATATCGCTGATACGTTTTGCACGAAACAAAGATGTAATTGTGTCTGCTAATTCAAGGGCCCTTCCAGAACCGATATCAGGTTTAACGAAAATTTGTACGAACATAACTCCGACATATCGAAACAAGGGGTTTGAACCCAGAGAAGCTTGAAAACCGTCTGCATTCTGAGTGGATACCCGAATCCATTCGTTGACAGATGAATCGTTCATCTCGTCATTTTCGTACTTCACAAGAGTCGAAGCGTAATGAGCCTGAAAAAATTGTTCGATCGTGGCTTTTTCGCTTACAAAACTCATTTATTTCAATCCTGCCAAAGTTACTCTAACCATCCCTACGGGGGCTTGCCCTGAATACCCATACTCAAGTTTAACTGAGTAAGGTTGCCCATTGCAAATATACAGTTTGGGGTACTGTGGGAGGTTCGAAATGTTTGGTCGTTCTGGAGGTTGTAGCGGACTCAGTGGATTAGCCTCATACAAAGGAATCGACTTGAAAACCGGTGCACCCTCATTCAGCGTCCAACACGCTCTAGCTCTTCCTGTCCAAACTGGTGTCTTTGCAACGACACCATCAAAAACTTGCTCCGCAAGGTCCTTAGCTTTATCCTTCACCGACTTATCGACGGTTTTCATAAAATCCATTGGATTTACAACCCATCGACTTGTCAAACCCATCAAAACGCTCCTAAAGTACGCTCTGATTCAGTTTCAATTTAGGTAGCTTATATGTTACCATTAGCTAACTATTTTGAACGCATTCAGAGCGCCTTCCTGAGCGCTACCGACGCAACTGAAGCATAAAAATAATGACCTTACTACCTGCTTGCACAGGGTTAACATTGATTAAATCATATGTTAACCCGTTCATCACAACTTTGTCGCTCAAACTTGGAACTGTATCATCATTGTTAAACATGATAAGTTTCACATCTGAACTCTTGACTTGTTGGCCATCAATCTCATTGAAAGCAAACTTGTCAACCACTACATCGATAGATTTATCTGTCGTAGCAGTGGATTTAACACCTGAAGCCGCGTTATAAGATGCAACACCCGCAGTCTTCAACGTGACTTGAATAACCAATGAGCCTAGTTTACCTTTGGCTCCAATAACAGCACTGTAAATGGTTGAAGCTAGATCACTCATGTTCTCAACAATCCCACGGTGTGTACAGAATTACTAGACCCAACAGTGTACTCCCCCCATCTAGCAATCATGTCTCGGACTATTTTAGGCAACCCATTCGACTTGACTGTTTCAGAAAAATCAATGGATACAGGGCCTACTTGTACCTTCGACAACTCATTTTCACTAGATTGGAATCCGCCATTCGATAACAGACTATAAGCTAGTTCAAACACTGCGTTCTTGACGTCTTTTGGTACAATAGAATCGCTGATATACGATTCAATAACCGTGTCAACTCCGTTATACGGACCATCTATGTTAGGAACGTATGTACGTGGCCACCGAAGGGCTTGAGTATCGCTCTTAACATACCCCTTCCAAGACACTAGCAGGTCCAGAAGGCGAGTTGATTCGATAAGGACAATTTCCTTATTATCAGATATAGTACTACTCCAAGAGGTACGACCAAAACTCGTAGAGAAATAGTCGTCAGCCTCTGCGACAGTAACATAACTGTTCGCAGAGGTTCCACCTAGAGTAGCATCCAAGGCCATTATTTAGCCTTCGCAGCTGCTTCAGAGTCAGCTTTGGCCTTAGCTTCAGTGTCAGCGTCAGCCTTGGCCTTCGCTTCAGCGTCAGCCTTTGCCTTTGCTGCAGCGTCAGTCTCAGACTTAGCTAGAGAAGGTTCGGCATTCGAATCTGTCACCGCCGCTGGGGTGTCATCCACCCACTCCAAGACGCAACCATAATAATTACACAAAATGATTTCCACCAGCTTGCCGTCATCTTCGTTTCGTTCGTGAACACCTTCGTTGAATTGATAACGACCATTGATGATAGTCGTTTGACCCTCTTGTTCACCGGTAAGTTTGAATCGCGCTATTTTCGCCATGATTACCTCTTATTTTGTTGAAACAGGTAAGGGGCCGAAGCCCCTTTACGCTTAGTTGGTTATGCCAGGTGCTACAGCAATGCCTAATTGAGAGAAGTTGGCAAAGCCACAATAGAACTTCACGCGGGTGATTTTTTCATCCGCGGTTTCTTTAGCACCGATATTCTCAACACGAATACCTGCGTTACCAATTGCAGTCAGACCTGAAATGCCATGC